GTCAAGATGTCCTGATAAACACTTGTTAATTATGAATGGAGGATATTCTTTTTCGACTGATGGATCTTCATCAATCATGTTCTTCTTATTAAGGTTGATCGAGTTCAACCAATCTTTCAGTTCCATCTTTTTCATTATCAAAGTAATTTGCACAAGAGCAAACAAGATTACGATCACCATAAACATTGTCTATTCTTGATACAGCAGGCCAGAATTTATTCTTTTGATTTACTGGATATGCTGCTTGCTCACGAGTATAATTATACACCCAATCTGATTGAGTGACAACCCTTGCAGTATGTGGTGCGTTTTTTAAGATATCTTTATCTGTAAAGATTTCTCTTCTGATCATATCCATTGCTTCAACAAACCTTTTAAGTTCATCAAGTGATTCACTCTCAGTTGGTTCAACCATCATTGTATTCATCACAGGCCATGAGAGTGTGGGTGCATGAAAACCATAATCCATTAGTCTCTTAGCAACATCCTCTGCTGTCACTGGCATAGACCGAACATCAAATATACATTCATGTGCGACCCTACCATTAGCACCTTTATATAATACTTTAAATGAATCATCTATCTTGTGTGCCAACCAGTTCGCTGAAAGTAATGATACCTCACTTGCTTTCCGTAACCCATCACCACCCATCATACGGATATACATCCAACTTATAGGAAGTATAGATGCACTACCTTGCACTGCTGCTGATACTCTTTGATTCATAAAAGGAGCAAGATGTTTTGCAACACCAATTGGGCCAACTCCGGGGCCTCCACCACCATGAGGAATACAAAATGTCTTATGTAAATTCATATGACATACATCTGCACCATAGTCACATGGTTTAGCAAGTCCAACTTGTGCATTTAAGTTTGCACCATCAAGATATACCTGACCACCATTCTCATGTATGATACGACAAATATCTCTTATGTTAGTTTCAAATACACCATGAGTTGATGGATATGTAATCATCAAACAAGACAGTTCAAATGTATTCATGATTGCCTGTTTTTCTAAATCTTTGATATCAATATTTCCATCTTCGTCACACTTGATTGGTACAATCTTCATCCCTGCCATGACAGCACTTGCAGGATTAGTTCCATGTGCACTTGTAGGAATCAAACACACATTTCTTTTAGTGTCTCCACTACCTCTATGGTATGCCTGTATTGCAAGTAGACCTGCATATTCACCCTGAGATCCTGCATTTGGTTGTAAACTTACATCTGCAAATCCTGTGATATCACACAACCAATCCTTAAGATTTTTTATTATTTCTTGATATCCTATTGTTTGTTCTTTAGGAGTAAATGGATGAACATTTGAAAACTCAGACCATGATACTGGCATTAATTCTGACGCTGCATTTAGTTTCATAGTGCAACTACCAAGTGGCATCATACCATTAACTAATGAGAAATCTTTTTGCACTAACTCATTAATATATCTCATCATGTTAGTTTCACTTTGATACTTATTAAATACATCTTGCTGCAACCAAGGTTTGGTTCTTTCTGGAATACCTAACCACTTGTAATTAACAATATAATCCCATGCTTGAATGATTGTATCCTTATGTGCTGTATAATCTTTTTGTGAATTAATAATATCAAATAGAGTATCAAAGTTTGATAATTCATCAAGAGATAAAGTTACATATCCATCTTCATAATGAACATTGTATCCAGTTACAAGTTTATTTGTTTTCCATCTAACGGTATCAAATCCCTCAGTTTCATCAACTTCAAACCCATTCCATTTTAAAAGACATATGAGAGTTTGTCGTAATAATCTAATCCTTCTTGCGATAACTTTTAAACCTTCAGCTCCATGATACGCTGCATAGAATCCTGCCATGTTTGCTAGTAGTGCCTGTGCTGTGCATATATTACTTGTTGCCTTATCTCTACGTATATGCTGCTCTCTAGTTTGTAATGCCAACCTTAATGCAGGATTGCCTTGACTATCAACTGACTGTCCTACGATTCTTCCGGGAATCTTTCTTTTATGTTTATCTGAAATCGCAAAGAAAGCAGCATGTGGCCCACCATATCCCATAGGAACACCAAATCTTTGCATGCTACCCACTGCAATATCAAACCCCCACTCTGCTACAGGTTGCATCAATACCTGACACATTGGATCTACAATTGCAATCTTCATACATTTATAAACATCCGCAATACGATTGATCGCGTCTGGATACCTCAAAGTTCCATGACGATTTGGAAGTTGAACTAATACACCAAAGGATTTTTCAAAATATTCAAGTGGAATTGCTTCTCTATAATCCACTAGTATAATCTCTATATCTAATGGTTCTGCTCTGGTTTCTAATACTGATAGTGTCTGTGGAAATATTTCTTTATCAACTATAAATGATTTCTTTTTACTTTGACCATGTGCGAGTAACATTGCTTCTGCTGCTGCAGTGCCTTCATCCAATAATGATGCGTTAGCAACTGGTAATCCAGTGAGTTCTGTAATCAGTGTCTGATAATTGAATAATGCTTCCAATCTACCTTGAGATATCTCTGCCTGATATGGTGTGTAAGATGTATACCATGCAGGATTTTCAAATACATTTCTGAGTATTACTGGTGGTGTAATTGTTCCATAATATCCTTGACCAATCAAATTTTTCTGTAATTTATTTTTACTTGCAATCTTTTTTAATTCAGTGAGTGCTTGTTGTTCACTACAACCTTTTGGTAAATTATTATCACCACGAAGTAAGATTGAATCTGGTACAACTTCTCTTACCAATTCATCTAAACTAGAAAGACCCAAATCATTCAACATTTGAGTCTGTTCTTCTTCTGATGGGCCAATGTGTCTTTTTAAAAATTCGCTCATTAAATACCTTGATCTTTTTGTCTGTTAAAAAAGTCTTGCATTGATGATTGCATCTGACCTGTATTTTCTTTTGGATCTAATTTATTATAACCTTTCATTTTCTTCCAATTACTATAGAGTGCTTGAAGGTGCCATGATTGAGATAAACTCTTTGGCCCATTTTCAAGTAAGTCAAGTTCCATTTTGTTTCTGGTGTGAGATTTATATTCCTCTCTCCAGTTTGAATCATCATATAGTGGTGTAGTCATTATCCGTATGTAAAAGTTTTTCCTTTGATTTGAGATTGACCCTCTGGGTTTTTACCCTGTGGTTTAAATTTTCCTAATTTAATGTTTTTTGATTTGCCAAGTCCACCTTTTCTTGTTGCTGATAGTGTACCAGTTTTTTTCGTTTGTGTCAACACAGAATCCTGTCCATACTTCTTCCCTAACTTCTTGACTTCTTTCTTAAACTTTCTCTTACCCATCTTACCAGATGAAACAACATGACTTCTCTCTTTTACTTTCTTCTCTTCTCCGGTCTTTTTATCTTTCTCCATGTATGAACCAGTTACCTTTGTAGCACCTCCTAGACCTCTGCCACGAATATCTTTATCTAATTGTTTTGCTCTCGCACGATTTTCCTTTGCAGACTTATCAGCCCTTGATGCAGACATCAAAGCAATACCACCTTTATCTGATTTACTTTTTATTCTACTAAGACTACTTTCGTCTAAAAACTTCTTAAATGTCTTCATCTCTTTGACAATTTTTAAGTATTTATTATCGAATGATTTGTATGTCCTCATCCTCTGTCCACAATTCTACATTATTTCGGAATCTACCCTCTGCCTTTAACTTGTCATATCTCTTACCTGCTTTCTTTTTCCACCATGCAATAATATTCTCAAGATAAAACTTATCCCAGTTCTGACCACGAACTAATTCATCTTGCTCCCCATTAATAACTTCACGAACATTTCCATATCCATAATCAGATATGTATGATCTCTTTTGTTGAGTAAGACTAAATGCCATCTGAATGACAGAATTAAATTTATTCAATTTATCTTTATCTTGCAAACTATTTCTAATGATTGATATCATCTTAGTTTGTCTCTTCATCTTTTTAGATGATGCACGATTCTCAGTGAGTGGTTGATTATCATTCCA